AAAGTGGTTCAACCTTAACATTAGGTGGATCAGGCACAGCAGTTACACTTGCGTGCGGCGCTACTCAAACAGGTTTTGGTAGAACAGGAACAGTAAACTGGGTTACAACAAAAAAAACAACAGGTTTTACTGCAGTATCGGGCGAAGGTTATTTTTGTGATACAGCAGCAAGTGGAGCATTTACTTTAACTTTGCCTAGTTCACCTAGTGCAGGAGATATAGTAGGTTTAAAAGATTATAATGGAAATTTTGCAACAGCTAATTTAACAATTGGTAGAAATGGATCTCCAATCAATGGAGGTAATTCTGTAGATGTTGTTATAACCACTTCTGGTGCTTCAATATTTTTAGTTTACGTAGATGCATCTCAAGGATGGGTGGCAACTCAAGATGATGAATCAGTTTTTTCAGGTAATTCTTTTATCTCAGCAAGTGGGGGAACAACATCAGAAGATGGAAATTTTAAAGTTCATACATTTACAGGACCAGGAACTTTTACAGTTTCTTCTGTAGGAAGTGGTCCTACTGGAGACAAAGTTGATTATGTAGTAGTTGCTGGTGGTGGAGGTAGTGGATATGATGGTGGTGGCGGCGGTGGAGCTGGTGGTTATAGAGAAGGTCTTAATCCAGGTTCTTATACAGCAAGTCCATTAGCAACAACAGCTTTAACAGTAACAGCAACAGGTTTTCCAATTACAATTGGAGCTGGAGGAACAATAGGTTCTCCACCTAGTAATCCTGGTAATGCTGGTTCAAATTCAATTTTTAGTTCAATTACTTCTGCTGGTGGTGGTGGAGGTAGTAGTGGACCTGAAAATGCTGGTAATGGAGGTTCAGGTGGTGGTAGCTGGAGATCTACTTGTAGTTCAGGTGGAACAGGTAATACACCTCCAGTAAGTCCAGCACAAGGAACTAATGGTGGAAGTGCTACTGAAACAACTGGTGCTTCAGGAGGAGGTGGAGCTACAGCAGTAGGTGGTAATGGAGCCGCACCCGCAGCTGGTCCAGGAGGAGCTGGAGCAACATCAAGTATTAATGGAGCAGCAACACAAAGAGCTGGTGGTGGTGGCGGTGGAGCTGATGGACCTGCACCTCAAACAGGTGGTACGGGATCTGGTGGTGGTGGAACCGGAGGAAAAAGATGCGGACCTGGTAATACAGCAGGATCAGCTAATACTGGTGGTGGAGCTGGCGGCGGTGGAGCTGGTGGATCTGCAGGTTTATCTGGCGGTTCAGGTATAGTAATAATAAGGTACAAATTTCAATAATTATGACAAGTAAAATTAAAGTAGATAACATAGAAAATCAATGCGGCGGCGCAGTAGTAACTAAATGTGGTGGAACAACTACTATTAGTGGGTCAGTTGTAAAAGCAAATAATATTCAAGCAAGTGATGGTGGAAATTTAGTTAGTCAATCAGGAACTACCATTACTTTAGGTGCTTCTGGTGATACAATTAATTTAGCTTCAGGTGCATCACAATCAGGTTTCGGTAGAACAGGAACGGTTGATTGGCAAACAACTCCTAAAACAGGAGATTTTACAGCAGCAAATGGTGAAGGTTATTTTGTTAATACAACATCAGGTGCTGTAACAATGACTATGCCATCTGGTTCAGCAGGTGCAATAGTTGCAATACAAGATTATAATAAAACATTTGATTCAAATTCTTTAACAGTAGCTCCTGCAAGTGGAGAAAAAATTAATGGTGGTACTGCTGATGGAACTTTAATAATTTCTACAGAAGGTCAAGGTTTAACTTTTATTTATGTTGATGCAACAGTTGGTTGGAAAACAGTACACGAAAATGAATTTACAGCAGGTGGATCTACAACTATGGTAGCAACAGGTGGTACAATAACTACTTCAGGAGATTATAAAATTCATACTTTTACAGGTCCAGGGACTTTTACAGTATGTTCAGTATCTGGTACACCTGCTGAAAACACAGTTTCATATATGGTAGTTGCTGGAGGCGGCGGTGGTGGAGCCGTAAGAGGTGGTGCTGCTGGAGCAGGAGGATTTAGAGAATATAAAGGTCCAGCAGATTCTTATACAGCTAGTCCATTAGATGGTAATCCAGGAGGAACTGCAGTAACAGTTACTGCAACAGGTTTTCCAATTACAGTAGGTGGCGGCGGTGCTGGTGCAAGACCAACAAGTGCAAATGGATCAGATTCAATTTTTTCAACAATAACATCTACTGGTGGTGGAAAAGGTGGTTCAAGAGAAGGTGCTCAACCATCTGGACAATCAGGTGGATCAGGTGGAGCAGGTGGAGCTGATAGTGTAACTACAAATCCAGGAGGAAACGGAAATACTCCTCCAGTTAGTCCTCCTCAAGGAAATCCAGGAGGTGGAGCTGAAAATCGAGCAGGTGGTGGCGGTGGTGGTGCTACAGCAGGTGGAGGTAGTTCTCCAGGTCCAGGTGGTCCGGGAGGCACAGGTGGTGCAGGCGCAACAACAAGTATTAATGGATCACCAACAGCTTTTGCTGGCGGTGGAGGTGGTGGAACACAATGTGGAACTAAAGGATCTGGTGGTGCTGGTGGTGGAGGTGCAGGTGGTCAAGGAGAAACTGCTCCAGCAAATGCAGCAACAGTAGGAACAACTAACACCGGTGGTGGTGGAGGTGGAGGCGGTGACAACGCTTGCGGTGCTAATGGAGGATCTGGTATAGTAGTAATAAGATATAAGTTTCAATAAGTAAATTATGAGTGAAATAAAAGTAAATAAAATTAGTCCAAGAACAGCGTGTGGTACAACTACATTAGGAGATAGTGGAGATACGTTCACAATTCCTGCAGGTGTAACAATTACAAACTCTGGAACAGCAAATGGTTTTGGAGCTGATGGCGCAGTTAATTGGCAAACAGGATCAATTAAGACAAGTACATTTACAGCAGTAAGTGGAGAAGGTTATTTTGTAGACACATCAAGTGGATCTGTAACTGTAAACTTACCAGCAGGTTCTGCTGGAGCAATTGTTGCATTCGCAGATTATACAAGAACTTTTCAAACAAACGCTCTAGTAATTAATCCAAATGGTTCAGAAAAAGTAGGCGGTGTTGCGCAAGATGCTAACCTTAATGTTGAAGGACAAGCTGCTACATTTGTTTATGTAGATGCAACAGAAGGTTGGATTAACGTGCAAAATGCAGAAGATACAGAAGTAGGACAAGCTCCATTTATATCTGCTTGTGGAGGAACAGAAACTACTTGTGGTGATTTTAAAATTCATACATTTACAGGACCAGGAACTTTTACTGTAACTGAAAAAGGTTCTCCGGTTGGTTCAACAACATTAGAATATATAGTTGTAGCTGGTGGTGGTGGAGGTAATGGTCCTTCAGGAAATACAAAAGGAGGAGCTGGAGCAGGTGGATTTAGATTTGCCTCTCCTAGTTTAGCACCTGCAACATATCCAGGTAAACCATTAGCTGCACCCGCAGGGTTAACAGCTGTAGTACAAGCTTATCCAGTGGTAGTAGGCGCAGGTGGTCCAAATTCTCCTAGTCCAGGAAGTGATTCAACTTTTTCAACAATTACATCTGCTGGTGGTGGAGGCTCTAATGGAAGTGGGGGTTCTGGTGGTGGAGCTAATGGAGGTTCATTAAACAGTCCTGGTGGTACAGGCAATACTCCTCCAGTAAGTCCTCCTCAAGGAAATAACGGTGGAACAAGTGCTATATCAAGTCCAGATCACGCTAGTGGTGGAGGTGGTGGAGCTATAGCCGTGGGTACAAATGGTAGACAGCCAGCACCAGATAAATCTGGAAACGGAGGTGATGGAGCTGGAATACCTACAGCTTTTGGTAGCAATGGTGAATCTTGTGGTTCATTTAGATATTATGCTGGTGGTGGAGGTGCTGCTGGATCTTCTCCAGTTAGTTTAGATGAAGGCATTGGAGGTTTAGGTGGAGGTGGTAATGGAAGTCAAGCAACAGGTGGAGCAGGAACTGCCAATACAGGTGGTGGCGGTGGATCCGGTGGAAGTGGACCTGGAAATTCAGGTGGATCTGGTATAGTAGTAATAAGGTATAAATTTCAGTAGTTGAATGGTAATTAAAATTAATATATAAGGAGAAACATTATGGCACATTTTGCAAAACTAGGAGCTAACGGAAAAGTTATTCAAGTATTAACTTTGAATAATTCTGATATGCTTAACGCTGATGGTGTTGAAGATGAATCAGTAGGTCAACAATATTTAGAAACACATAATAATTGGCCTGCACAAATGTGGATTCAAACTTCATACAATACACAAGGCGGACAACATAAAGACGGTGGTACACCATTAAGAGGAAATTATGCAGGTATAGGTTATACTTGGGACGAAGATGATCAAATTTTCTGGCCTAAAAAACCTTATACATCTTGGGTAAAAGATACTACAACTGCATCTTGGAAATCACCAATTGGTGATGCTCCTGCATTAACTGCAGAACAAACTTCACAAAATGAAGCTGAAACTCATCTTTGGGGTTATCAGTGGAACGAAGATAATCAATCTTGGGACTTGACAGATAGTAAAGCATAAATTAAAAATGGTGGTGGTATGCAGAAGAAAGTATTAACAGAGCAAGCTTTATATTATGGTGATGTGGCAA